GTCTTCAAGAAAAATTGGAGCATAATTCCGCAATAGCTGGAGGCGATTGGTCACTTAAATCGAATGTGGACTCAGACAAGGCTGCCAGAATGTTATTTGTCATGCAAGATTGGATGAATCAGGATTTGAGCGGTAGGCACTCATTTGAACGCACTTATTTTACACCGGGATTTATGCCCATGGTTCAAAATAGGATAGGACAGAAGTGGACACAGGGAGGCGCGCACTTATTAAGTATGATACTTCGAGTAGATAGGATGGACCAATACGAGAGGATAGTTGAAGAGGAGGGGTTTCTACCTTCGATTAGATGGAATAAAATTAAGGATGGAGATCAAGAAGTTGCAGATGGGGATATCTCGAAATTAGATATGAGTATAAAAGCTATGATGTTGGTTATTTACATGATGATGGGCTCTATTTGGGTTAAGGAGGAAAATACGCACATGTTTCGAATGTATCGATATTTGCTTGAGGCGGCCGCAGAGAACTTGGCAGGAAAACATGTTAAATGGTTTACGGATTTTGCTCTCATAATAGGAGTTATGCCAAGTGGAGGGTTTGAGACGTCCCATGGAGACACGTGGATTATGGCAGTATGTTATTATTTAACTTTTATTTTTCACGTTCTCTCGAAGTCCTCTCTTGAATTTAGAGAGAAATTTTATAAGTATAACCTCGCTAAGAGAATCATAATGCTACTTTACGGAGATGATTTCGTATACTCATATCCTGTTGATATGGCTGATACAATAGGTATTGTCCCTTTTAGAGAATTTATCAAACAGTATTTCCATGTCACCATGAAGTTTAGCTCATCGTACCGTACTTTGATAACTTATCTCAGACTTAAGAGGGGTATGGTAGTAGGCAAATTAATTAAAGGAGAGATGGAAGGGGGCCATGTTGGACCGACTTTCCTTAAAAAGTATATAATTCCGTGGACGAATTTTTGTCTTGAAGGCTATGCAGTTGAGCATTTTCCGCGGTATGTTGCTTGGCGGCCTTTTATACAGATAGCCATTAAGTGTGGTGTTCCTTTGGGTAGTGACTACAATCGGTCCAAGGTTAATCCTATAGATAACATATCGAGGATTGTAGGACTGATGCATGACAACTGCGGTGTTGATGTGTGTAGCCACAGGTTTTT